TGCTGGAGGCTGCGTAGTACCAGTTGAAGGCCGGTGTGGCGAAGTTCTCATTGAACAATAGGGATGGGAACGACCCGCTCTGCTGGGTCCAGCTATCCGATCCGCTTGTTGTCTGGAGGACATTCGTGCCAAGGAACGTGACCGAGTTGGAATACTGTGTGCCCACCGCCCCGAATGCCGTGGTCCCAAAGGCAATCTGTAAACCGTTTGAGGCTGTTCCGGTTAATGAAAGCGCGGTGAGTGAACCCGTCAGAACCTCCGATGCCGCCGTGAGTTGTCCGGTCGTCGATAGCTTCATCAGGTTGTTGTTCCCGTTGAAGCCGAACCCCATGTAGTTCGACGCGCTGCCGCTCGACGTGTAGTTAAACCCGATGTAGGCCGCGTTGTTGGTGACCGAGGTATTGAGGCCGATCGCCAGAAGCGGTTCACCGCCCGCTGTGATGTTGGGATTCAGGAACGATCCCGAATAGAGGTAGGTTGACGACGTGTAGGTGTTCGACACGCGCAGGACACCGAGGGCCGAAGCGTCGCTGCCCGTCACCGACATATCGGTGCCCGCGACCAAGTTCGCAACGCCAGTGTCCTCGGAGCCCCCAACCGTGTTGGAATACGAGGCAACGTCATGGGCCGTGGTTGTCCCCGGACCCCATGATCCGCCGCCAGCCGACGCCCATGTTCCATCGGCCCGGAGGAACAGGCTCGTGCTATTTGACCAACCCGACCCCAGGATTCCCTCAAGGACCGAGCTTGCCGACGAGGCATTGGACAGGGACGCCAGAACGCCCGAGCTATTATTAGTGACGATGCCCGCCGTGGACATGGCCGAGAATGTCGGGTTGCTGGAGAACGTCTGGACGCCCGTGAAGGTCTGCAAGGCGTCCGTGCGGGCCATCGTGGAGCTTGTGCCGGGCAGCGTGACGGTCGTTGTGGCCGAGGCAGAGAGTGTAGTGGAGAACGCCCCCGAGGTGGCCAGCGTGGAACTGTTGGCGAGCGTGAGCGTGCCGCTGGTCGTGGTCGTGATCGTGGCCCCGTTTATAGTGCCGGGTAGAACGAACGCCGAGGGAATGGAAAGCGTTGGGGTCGTGGTCCCGGTGACGGTGATTTGATTGGCGGTGCCGGTGACCGATGTAACGCCCGTGCTCGCCGTCAGGTAGGTATTCGTATCCAGCCCAAACGTGCCCGCCGCCGTCATCTTGACAAACGATGCCGAGACGTAGGTGAGGCCGGCAAGTGACGTTAGATTGGTTGAGAGCGTCTGGTAGCTGGTTGTGTCCACTGTGACCGCGCCGTTGCTGCCAGAAGTCTGTAGGTGCCCATTCGATGTGAGGAGCGGAAACGCCACAGCCCCCGCCCCGGTGGCCGTCTCAAACGGGATATTATTCGTGAATAGCGTAACACCCTGACTCGTTGCTGTGCCGATAAAGATCGGGTCGCTGCCTGAGATCAGAAAGGTATTGTCTGCCCCAAAAGGATATGTTGCGGTTCCGCCGATCGCATAAGTCGAGGAGTTTATCCCGGCTGTTAGGTAGTGCGTCGAGGATGTCGCATTGTCGGCATTGGCTACGAACTCCGTTGATGCCGCCGCGCCGCTATTCTGGCCCTGTATCTCAAATGTCGTGTAGAGATTCCCCTGATTGGCCGACGTGGCAATAATGGAGCCCATCCGGTAAGGGTTGTTCGAGTCAGTAACGGGCGCACCGCCCAGGATGAGGTTTGAGACGGCACTTGGGCTAGCTGTGGAGCCGGTGATATTCGCCAAGGCTGTATAGGCACCCGCCGTCGCAAGCGTGGTGGTGATGGCCGTCGCGCCTGATCCCGTGACAGCCCCAGATAGCGTGATGCTCTGGTTGGTCGTCAGGTAGGTGTTGGTGTCGAGCGCAAAGGTATTCGCCCCGGTCATCTTCACGAAGGACGGCGATACATAGGTAAGGCCCGCGAGAGAGGTCAGGTTCGTCGCCAAGGGCTGCGCCCCGATCGTGTTGTAGCTGATCGTGTAGGCCGTCGATCCGTTGAAAGCCGTACCCGATGCCGCCCCGGACCCGCCGTTGTTGAACGTGAGCGCGTTTGTGGTTGTGCCGCCGCTCCCGGCAGCCACCCAAGAGAAAGTGCCGCCCGTGGTCGATGATAGAACGTAGCCACTTACCGAGGGAAGCCCCGCCGCCGCGAGACTTGTTAGGTTCGCCTGCAAAGGCTGCTTCCCGTTGAGGGCCGTTTGCAAATCAGTCTGGTTGGATAGGGTGCCCGTAATTGTCCCCCATACTCCGCCCCCGCCCCCCGCCGCTGTGAGCGTGTAATTCGGGTAGGATCCCGTGACCGTGAACCCCGTCGAAAGCTGGTAGGTGACAACTTGCCCCGCAGCGTTGAACCCCCAGACCTGATTCGTCGATGTCGGCGTGACGAACTGATCGGTGTACGACGGGAACGGCGAGACCGAGGTAAGTTGGGACTCCTTGACCCGATTGAGTGTCTGGGCGAAACCCACACCGCCAGCCAATAGGCCAAGGACGCCGATAAGGAGTTTGCGCAGCTTTTTCATGTGGATGCCTTGAACCACGATTTTAGGTTGCTCGTTGCGTTGAAGTCCGCTGGCCGTGTGCCGCCGTCGATGGGAAGAAGCGTCCACGCCTGAAAGGTGCCGTCCGCGTAGTTCACCCAATTCTTGAGGACCGGGCACACGAGATTAACCGTCGAGACGTTCACCAAGTCCGCAAGGCTGTGGATCCCCGGATCGACCGTCGGGGTGTTGTTGACAACTGCGGGGGGCGGGTTGTACGCCGCCGATGCGGGGCGCGTGAACATTTTAACCGCGATATGCGATGACCGAACCGGATGTCAGGGTGATCTGCTTAAACTCCCCGTAGATTGTAACGCCAACAGGAACGGTCAGGGCGGTGATGCTCTGCTCGTCCGTGGATAGGACCGCCGTGCCCGCGCCTGCTCCGACAGCCTGCGCGGTCATGCCGACAGCCCAAACAGCTCCGTTCGGATTCACGCCAAAAAGCGTGTTGAATTGCGCCGGGGTCGTGGTGCCGAGGGTCTGGATTGTGTAAGTGACGCCCAAGACCGCAGATGAGGCCGCTATGCCCGTCACCGCGCCATTAAGCGTCTTGACCGACGTGGTGACGAGGGTTGCGATAACGGTTGCCGCCAGAGCGGTGATTGCCCCCCATGCGCCATTAACGGTGGACGTGTTGGTGATTAGGTCTGACTGGCTTCCCGCACCGGGCTTGGACTGATCATAGACGTTAAGCGCTGCGGGCTGCTGGATGTTGGCGTTGTTCGTGATTCTCATGGGAGTGGGTGGTTAGTAACCTAGTGGTGTAAATATCCTATTAGCGGGTGCTGCGGGGTCTGCAATTTGCAAACGCAGGAATTGCTCGCCCTCATCGCCCCGCTTCTCGCAACGGTCATCGTTCTCGGGGCTTATCGACTTCCATTGCTCGGAGGTCATAAACTCCTGAATCGCCATGGGGATCAGGGCTTTCTCAAGGAATTGGTCGGGGACATTGAGCGTCGTCGCCCCCTGCATATCCGTAATCAGGTAGCGCATCGGCCAGAAGGCCAGCCGCACCTTGATTGAATAGGCTTGGTCGGGGTACGGGGCGAACTTCATCACAAGGATGGGCTGCGCTCCCTGGGAGTTGCCAAGATGCTGCACCCACCATGTCATCGGCTGTCCAATGGTCTGCTGGTAGAGGTACGTCCATTGTTCCCCCGCCTTGGACATTTCAACGGGCGTGATGGGAATAACCCCGATGTTCGTGAATCGCGGGTTGCCGATGATGCGGTCAAATGGGTACGAGGTCGAATACACCGCATCGCCGTAAATCGTAGCCGTGGCGGCGGTTCCCGATGGGCCGGTGTATGGATTTAGCAGGTTTTGGGTGCCGATGATCTGGTTGTACTGCGGATCCCCCGCAATCTGGATGGTCTGCCCTATCTGGGACGGGTTGAATATCCCCGTGGACATGGCTGTTGAGCCATTGATTACCGTGACGTTATTGAGTGTCACCGGAGCGGGAAGCGTGAAGCCTTGGGTCTGCTCCTTGAAGTACGCCGGCAGCGCATTGTATGCCCGCTGCAAGGCCGCATTTGCCGCCTGCAAGACATCCATCTGCTCGGTGAACGCGAGCTTCGTCAGGTCGCCGGTACGGCTCCTGCGGGCGATGCGTTCACATAGTTGGTAAACAGTCATGGGATTAGGCGTTTACTTCGCGGGAGCCGATATTGGCGCGGTCGCCATGGACTTGCGTGGCGTCAGGGAAGCCGCCCGCCGTGGAGAGTTCGTCAAGCGCCCGCTTGTATTGCTCGGTGATCTGGTCGCGCAGGTCGGGTCGGCTGAACTGGCTGGAAAGCATGATAAGGTAGCGGGCGATCGGCATATAGATCGTTTCCGCGTAGTTCTGGGCCACCGGCAGAAGAATCGACGTATCCGTTGGGCCTGAGACAAATTGGCTGATCGTGAGCGACGGGAACTCTTGAATGCACTCGATGTAGAGCGTGTTTCCGCCCGTGTTCGGCGTCGGCGCCACCCAGATATTGATGGCCGCAATATCACCGCTAAATCCGCCACCCGCGTACACGGATTCCACCCAATAGGCGATTGGCGCCCCCGCCGCCGCCCCGTAGTCAGCCTGCCCCAAGAAGATGCGGTCAAACTGATCCAATTCGCCACGGGACCGTAGCGCGGCCATGGGCACTTGGTTATTGAGCCGAATAGGCCCGATGACCGACTGGATGTTCTCGGACAACAGGTATTGCGCTGTGCCCGCCGTCAACGCCTGCGTAATTGTGGTACGGGTGAAGAAGTCCTCGCCTGCCCTCTGCAACCACTGTCCCGCACCGTTTAAGGCTGTGATTACGTCCTCCTGAATCTGAATGCTCGCCGTCGTAGGGTCGGTGATATTATCGACCCCCAACTTTGAAATCAGGTCCAGCGCGGCCTTATTGAGTGTGAGGGACATGGCTTCATGCAGGCACTAATTCCGGCTTCGGGCCAGTTTTCTTCTTCAAACGATGCGGTGCAAGGCGCTCCATGACATCCTCGGCTTCGGCCACGGTGATTTCGTTCCCAACCGAGGGAGGCAGAACGGCGGTTAGCGGCTGTTCGCCAAGCCCCGAGATGATCTTGACCTTCGGGTGCCATTGCATCCTGGCGTAGCGGGTGAGCGCGACTTCGGCCACCTTGTTGAACTCTGTCGCGTCGATCTCGCGGCCTTCCCATAGGTAGGCCCCGTGTGACTGGCTCCACTTGAACTCGAATCGGGTGTAACCCTGTACCATCGGGTTCCCGTCGAGATAGATGATGAATTTCATAACGTAGAGTGTCTTATGGCTTAATAGGCCCCCCTGACTTTCGCCAAGGGGGCCAGTAAGCTATCCGAACCCTACTTAGGTCACGGTGGGCAGGCCCAACTCCGGGTAGGAGATAGCGTGCGTCATAAAGACGAAGCCGGGGTACTTGCCCGAGGTGTTCTTGCGGAGCTGCTGACCGAACACTGAGGTAATGTACTTGCGGGTCTCGAATCCACCGTCAACGAGCCACTGGCTGCGCTGATTGCGCATGGAACCATAGCCACGGAGCAGGAAGCCGGCGCCGAACATCACCGTTCCGCCGATGGGGGTGCCATAGGCGTTGCAAAGGATGATCGTAGCACCGATCGAGTGGTTCTCGTTGTGCCCAGGTCCGCCGTTGGCGGTTGACCAGACACCCGTGTTCCACGTGACGTTGCCGACTGTCGAAAGCGCCACCGGACCATTCTGCACTGCGGCAAGCCGCTGCGTGATCGTGATGGTGTTGCCGTTGTTGCCGGTCGTGTACTGGTACATTCCGACGCCCGGACCATACGGGTCGTTCGCGGAGTTGACCACGAGCAGGTAGCGGGCGGTCGAGGGGGCCGTGAAGTTTACCTGTCCACCGATGAAGGGGAACTGGTAATTCGGGAAGAACCGGAAGTACTGATAGGTCGTCAGCGCAGCGGCGGCGGCAGAGCCACCACCCGCGATGGCGAACGTGCCCGTACCCGCCGTGATGGCGGTTCCGAGGTAAGCCTTCGGGTTGAACACGGAGCCCACGACGGAGTAACCGTCGGCGTCCACCGGGTTGTACTCGCGGATCGAATGACCATCGAGTTCGGCGTAGCCGCCCGAGAACAGGGGGTTCTCGTCCCACTTCTCACGGGGCGCGGCGTTCTGGAGGATAAGCTGGTAGTTCGGATCCTGCTTGAGCCCAAAGAGCCCAGGCGTGGTTCCGACGACGCAGTATTTCCTCACCGGCTGGCCCTTGACGGTGCCAACTTCGCACGGAGTCGCACCCTTCGGCTTGAGGGCCTGCCCCATCAGGAGGATGTCGTTGTACAGGAAGGCGTCAGCCGACTTCAAGTTGTCGATTGCCGACTTCTTGTTGGAAATCAGGTAATTGTCGGAGTTACCGAGATACCCAATCGTGGCGAACACCATGGCGGACTTTTCACGGCCCATCCACTTGCCAAGCTCCTCGGCCTGACCGTTGGCAAGCTCGCCCTGCATACCCATGTACTCATCGGTGCGCTGCGTGATTGAGGTAGCGTTACGGACGAAATCCGCATCGATCTCGTTGGAGTTGATAACGTCCGTCTCAAAGTCGGAGGAGTTATTGAAAAGGTTGTCACCCTGCTTACCGGGACCGTAGTACCCGGCGCGGTTGGTGATACGGAACTTGAGGCCCTTGCCCACGCTCGTATCGTTGATGACCCAGATCGGGGAT